GGGATCAGAGGCGTTCCTGTTGTTATAGGACACCCTGAAGAATTTAAAGAGGATTACAACGGAGAAAATACAGTTGGTTACGTCACTGAAGTTTATTATAATTCAGATGATGGTTGGGCGTGGTGTGATTTAATTGTTGACAATGACAATGCAATTAGTTTAATAGATAACAAAGGATACACGCCTTCATGTGCTTATATTCCAACAGAGACAAAAGATGGTGGAATTTATCACGCCATTGAATATGAGCATGAGATTGTAAACGCAAAGCCACTACATTTTGGTTTAGTTGAAGATCCTAGATATGAAGATGTAATAATCCTACAAAACAGCGTTAAAGGTAATAAAGAAATGAAGCTTTTTAAAAAGAATGAAGAAATAAAAAAAGAAGACTCTAAGCTAAACGAAGCAGAAAGCAAAAAAGAAATTGATTTCGAAAATGCTTACACAGAGCTTGAAAACGGTGAAAAAGTCTCTTTGCAAGAGCTAGTTGAATCTTACAACGCTATGAAAGAGAAAAAGAACGAAGAAGAGAAGGAAAAAGAAAACCGCTACAATGAAAATGATGAAATAGAGCTAGACGGTGAATCTGTTAAAATATCAGAGCTTATTGAAAATTATAATAAATGTAAAAACGAGCAAGAAAAAGAAGAGGAAAAAGAAAACGAAAAAAAAGAAGAGGAGAAAAAAGAAAACTCTTTAAAAAAAGCAGAAGACAAAAAACATTTTGATCTTTTAAAAAATGCTGCTGAAAAATCTTGCGAAGCAAAAGAAGAGGCAAAAGCTGAAAGCAGCTATGTGACTTCAATTGAAGCAAGTAAAAATGGTCAAATGGCTTATGGCTCACGTCAAAAAATAGAAAATAAATAATTAGAGGTAAAAAATGGCTTTAGAAATTAATCAATTTGAAATATCAAGAGTAAAAGGGCAAATACAAAAGACCCCTTCTCCTAATGTTATAACAGCTGTTATAAGAAGAGATAGCACAGAAACTTTTGGATCAGGTACAGCAGTAAAATTAGTTGATGTTGCGGGAAAACAACAAGTTGTTGAAAAAGCGGCAGCAAATGAAGAGATTTATGGATTTATCGTTTATAATATAAAAGATAACAGCCCAAAAGCTGGTGACATTGTGACAGTAGCTTTCGATAATACATTTATGGTTATGGAAGCAAACGCAGCAATTGCAGCAGGAGCTCAATTAGAAATCGTTGCAACTGGTGACAAAATTATAGCTCATGGCGGAGGATCTAATAAAAAAGTTGGATATGCTGTTGAGAAAGCAGCTGCAAGTGGAGATCTTATCACAGTTCACATAAAAACTCCGTTAATCTAATTTCGTTAAGTATAAAATAAGAGGTAAAAACATGAATAATTATCAAAACATAATTGCAGGTGTAGGCACAATGTCACCTGAAGATTTAGCAAAACAAGGTGCTTTCTGCAACACAATATCAACAACTCCTAGCAAAAAAATGCTTAATGATCAAAAGATTTTTGCTAATGCAGCCCCTGCTGATTTAGGCTATAATTTTGATATTACGACTTTGACAGAAATTAGACAGCAAATAATTTCACAAAAATTTTATGAAATTGCACCTGCTGATTTTATCAGCGTAAAAGTTGGTTTTGGTGCTTTTTCTGATCAGTTATTAACATATAGATCATATTCAACAGGTGCTGGATTTGAAGATGGGATAGTGAACACAAACACTTCTAAGCTTGAAAAAGTTGATACTGGTTTTGATGCAATTACAACTAAAGTTAATAGCTGGGCAAAGGCTTTAGAGTACAATTTGCTAAGCTTACAAACAGCTACAAGATCAGGCAACTGGAGTCTTATCGAAGAGAAAGAAAAAGCTAGATTGAAAGATTGGCAGCTTGGAATTCAGAAAATTTTTGGTCTAGGACATAGCACAGATGAAAAAGTGACAGGTTTATTAAATAACCCTAATGTGACAGATGATACAACAACTTTAACTGCAAAAATATCAAGCTTGAGCGATGCAGACTTTCAATCTTTTATTCAAGCTTTTGTTGCAGCTTATCGTGCAAACACAGGTTCAAGAAATTATCCTGATACTTTCGTGATTCCGAGTTCTGATTGGGACGGTCTAGGAAGAGCTGCTTCAACTACTCACCCGAATATAACAAGAAGAGAGTATTTAATAAGAGAGTTTAGAGAAATAACTAGAAACCCTAACGCACAAGTTATTCCTTTAGCATATTGCGATGCAGCAGACAATAATCTAGGTGTTACAAGATATGTAATGTATAAAAATAATGAGGACACGCTAGCAATGAATATACCTGTGGATTATACTTCAACTATTGCAGGAACTTTTAACGGCTTTAGCTTTGAAAGTGCAGCTTACGGTCAATTTACAGGAGTAGAAATATACAGACCTAAAGAAGTTATATATTTTAGCTTTTAATCATAAAAGAATTGACAATTAAGGGGGGTGAATTTACCCTCCTTTTTTTATAACTTACAAAAAATAAAATTATGTCTAAGCAAATCCAAAATATATCTAAAAAAGATTTTATTATTATAAACAAAGATAACGAAAAAGTTAAATTAAAACCTCTTGAGGTGCAGTGGATTCTTGACGATGAAGCAAAAAGATTATTAGGGATATTTCCAAAAGAGTTAAAAGAATTACAGTCTAAACCAGAAGAGCAGGAAAATTCAAAAAAGGATAAAAAAAAGAATAAAAAAATATCTGATTTAGTAAAACAAGCAGAAGAATTAGGAATAGAGGGAGCTGAAGAATTATCTGAGAGCGAGCTTTCAAACTTAATTCAAGAATCAGAGTCTAAGTAATTAGAGATGTCTTGCTCGAACCCTATTATCACAAGTCTTACACCTTCGGACTTTAAGGCTCAGTTTTATAGAGGTTTTGAGTATTTACCAACTTATGACAATTTAAAAACATATAATATTGGAGCTGTTGTTTATCTAGATAGCAACGGCTTTTTTTATTCTTGCCTACAAAATGGAACTTTAGGGCAAACACCCCCAAATGAAACTTACTGGACTTTATTGCCTGAAATATCAAAATTTGATTATATTATTGATGAAGATATAACCAATGCTTATGATGAGTCTTGCATAGTTTTTAATGAGGCGTTGTTTTCTAGTGATGAAGATTTAAAAAAAGCTTATCTTTATTTAACAGCTCACAATTTAGTGGGTAATATGAATCTTGAAGGTAGCGAAAGCAACGGAATGCAGCTTTTAAGCTCTCGCTCTGTTGGTTCAATATCAGAGTCTTACACTTTGCCAGAATGGCTATTAAAGCATCCTGTTTACAGTAATTACGCAAGCACAGCTTACGGACAGAAATATCTAAATATGATAGCTACAAAGTTAATAGGCAATGTAGTTACGGTAGAAGGAAAAACAGATGCCTAGCAAAACTAGCTTAAAGTTTGACTTAAAACCTTTAGAGCAGTTACAAGAAAATTTACAAGAATCTTACACAGCTAAAATAGGAATTTTAAAAGGGCAGTCAAGTAGAGGTGCTGACAGCTCAGGAATGACTAATGCAGAAATTGGAGCTTTACACGAGTTTGGTAGCTTAACAAAGAAAGTGCCTAGAAGATCGTTTTTATATGACTCTATTTTAGAAAAGAAAAAAGAGCTTACAAAGCAGCTGGGGTTGTTAATAAAAAAATATGCTCCAGAAAAAAACGGAGCAAAAAAAATATATCAATTATTAGGGATAACGGCAGAGGGTTATGTTTTAGAGTCTTTTGAGACACAGGGCTTCGGAAAGTGGCAGCCTTTATCAGAAAAAACCTTGCAATCAAAAAACAAAAAAGGCTTGTCACCAAATATTTTACAAGCTACTTTACAATTAAAGGGTTCAATTAGTTCAAAGGCTGAGAAATTAAAATGATACCAAAAATTAAAAAAGCCTTTAGAGGCTGGGAAGTTAAAATTACTTTTATGAAAGTGGTGCAGACTATATCAGACCATCAAGCAGTTGAGGTTGAAACGCCAATTCAATTTAAAGGAATTATTCAGCCTTTAGAAGCAGACAAGCTAAAAATTAAGCCTGAAGGACAAAGAGACTGGGAATGGTGGCAAATACATATTAGAACTAAAATCTCTTTGAAAAATGGTGATAGAGTTAAATATAATAATTTATATTATAAAGTTATGGATATAAAACCCTATTCCGTAAATGGTTATTATGAATATCACATAACAGAAGATTATAATGGATAGAGAGCCAATTTTAATAATTGCAGATATATTAGAAGATTTTCTAGGTTTGGCAGCTAATAGAGTTTTTATATATGAAGAAGATATTAATTTGCCAAAAGACGAGGCTTTATATATAGCAATTCAACACATAAACTCACAGCCCTATTCTTTAACAAATAGACAGACACCGACTGAGACAGGTTTTCAAGAAGAGATAAATTTATTGACCAAAGAGGAATATATTATTAATGTTGTAAGTAAAAACAATGAAGCAAGAACAAGAAAAGAAGAGGTTATTCTTGCACTTAATAGCTCTAAAAGCTTAGAGCAGCAAGAAAAATATCAATTTAATATTGCTAAAATAACTAGTAGCTTTATAAATATATCAGAGCTTGAAGGAGCAGGAATTTTAAAAAGATATGCCATAAAAATTGTAATAATGGCACATAAAAGTAAAATTAATGAAATTGATTATTATGATAATAATTTCATAACAAATTTAGAAACTGATTAATAAGGTTTAAAATGACAATAGACATAAGTAATGTAATTAATGTAACCCTTGCTGGAACTCCTCAAGGAATATCTGCAACTAATATTAATAGCGTTGCATTATTTACAACAGAAACACCTTCAAATGTTGACCCTTACAGAATTTATTTAAATTCTAAAGAGGTTGCCAACGATTACGGCACGTCTTCAATAACAAAGAAAATGGCTGATAATATTTTTTCTCAGTCACCGAATATAATTTCAGGAGCTGGAAGGCTTGTAATAGTGCCGTTGGAGTCTTCTGTTAGTGCAACACAAGGGAACTTTGAGACAGACGATATTTCAGGAAACTTGGCTAGCATAATAGCAGTAACAGATGGAGAATTAAGGATTGTTTTAAATGGTACAAATGTAGATCTTACAAACTTAAACTTTTCAGCAGCAACAACTTTTAGTGATATAGCAAAAATAATACAAGCCAAGCTTAAAAATGTTATAGTTGAAGCGGTGGCAAATACAGGGCTAAAATTTACTTCAAAAAAAGTAGGAAATGACAGCGATGTTGTTTTAGGCTCAACTGGTGGATCAGGTACAGATTTAAGTGCAGCTGGTTTTTTTAATCAAGCAGCAGGAACGGAGACGTCAGGTGTTAATGCTTCAGGTGAAACTATAGTCAGTGCAATAAGCAGGGTAGAAGACTCAGTGTCTTTTGTTGGAGTTATTACTAATTTAGAAATGGAGGACTCAGTTATTTCTTCTTTGGCTTCTGCTATACAAGCACAAAATAGAATTTTTGTTCATCATTTTGCTAGCACAGAAGATATTGCAGGGATAGCAACAACACTAAAAGATGCAGGTTACACAAAATTTAGATCAATATTATATACAGAAAATTTAAGCAGTGCAAATTTAGCTAAGGCAGCTTATATAGGTAGATCTTTTAGTGTAAATTTTAGTGGCTCTGTTACTTCTCAAACTATGAATCTTAAATCATTGACTGGAGTTACTGAGGATAAGGGAATAAATCAAACAGATTACATTAATGCCTTAAGTGCTGGACTTGATTTATATATAAATTATGGTGGAAAATCGGCGGTTGCTTCAAGCGGTGGAAATGATTATTTTGATAATGTTTATAATCAACTATGGCTAAAATTTAATTTAGAAGTTGCAGGCTTTAACTTTTTGGCAAAAACTAATACTAAAATCCCACAAACAGAAGAAGGGATGGATGGTTTACTGGGAGCTTATGAAAAAGTTTTAAAAGATGGTGTAAGAAATGGAGTTATCGGTACTGGCTTGGCTTGGAACTCTTCAGAAACTTTTGGAAGCCCCGAAGATTTAAAAAGAAATATTCTTGACACAGGATATTATATTTATGCCTTGCCAATAGCTCAGCAATCACAGGCAGACAGAGAAGCTAGAAAAGCCCCTTTAGTACAAATAGCCATTAAATTTGCTGGAGCAATCCACAGCTCTGAAATAATCGCAATAATTGAGGAATAGACATGCCAACTTATACATTAACAGGAAAAGACACAATTAAAATAAATGACAGGCCAATAATTGACGTTGCAGATGGTGACGTTGTAAATATTGATTATCCAAATGAACTAGTGGGAATTAAAACTGGTAAAAATGGGAATGCAATTTACAACTTTAATGAAACTGGAAAGCAAGCAGATGTGACTTTAAGAATTGTAAGGGGGTCAAAAGATGACAAGTTCTTTAATTCATTGAAGCTCGGCATGGAAAGAGATTTAGCAAGCTTCAGTCTACTAACAGGACAGTTTATTAAAAGAATAGGAGACGGTCAGGGAAATGTTACAAGAGAAATCTATAATTTAGAGGGCGGTGTATTTGCGAAAAACTTAAATGGAAAAGAAAATGTCGAAGGTGATACAGAGGCAACAGTTGTTATTTACAACTTACAATTTAGCAATGCTCCGAGATCACTCTCATAATTTAAAAACCTTTGACAATTAAAGAGGGTTTAGTTACCCTCTTTTTTTATAATTATATTGTTTTTTTTATGAGAGAAATAGAATTAGAGAGTGGAAAAAAGTTAAAAATAGAGCCTGCTTCTTGGGGAGATGCGATAAATTTGCACGATCAGATTAGCAAAGTTTTATTATCCAATAATATAGATCTTGGAAATATTGAAATTCCTGAATCTTCAAATAATAAAAAAGATTTAACTTTAGTTAATACTTTTATAAAAGCGATTTTGTCAGTCTCAGGAGATCAAAGCGTAAGAAAAAGCATTTTTAAATGTTTGCAAAGATGTTTATATGACGGTGAAAAAATAACAGAAGAAATTTTTGAGGATGCTCAAGCAAGAAAAGATTATTATCCAATTATTGTTGCCTGTATTACGGAAAATATAAGCCCTTTATTAGAGGGTGCCTTTTCAGGGTTAAAGCCAGTTTTACAAGGAAAGGCACTATTCAACCAAAATTTACAACAGAAATAAAGCAAGGCGATCTTGTTTGTCTAAGGTTAGCAAAAGCTGGTTATTGCAATGGCAACCCCGCAATAATAAATGATATGTCTGTCGTCTGGGTTAAAAAAATGCTTGATTATGAGCAATTTTCGGATGACTATCAAGAAGCATATTATAATTTAAACAAAGAGACAAAATGAAGCTAGCAGAGTTTTTCGTTCAATTAGGTGTAAAAGCAGATAATCAAACATTAAAAAACTTTTCAGGAGGTGTAAAAACATTAAGAAGAGAATTAATAGGCGTGCAAGTTGCTTTTGCGGGTGCAATCTTTGGTTTAGATAGGTTTGTAAATGGTAGCTTAAACGGTGTTGTGGCTTTAAAAAATTTAAACAAGCAAACTGGTCTTTCTATAAAAGAGTTGCAAAAATGGCAGCAAGCAGGGCAGCTTTCTAATTTGTCTATTTCAGCAGACCAAATCGCACAATCTATAGGAAACCTAGAGCAAAGTCTGGCAGCAATAAGAATCGGTCAGGGCAATATTGCTCCTTTTCAATTATTAGGAATTGACGTGGCGGGCAAAAATGCCTTTGCAGTGTTAGAGCAATTAAGAGATGTAATAAAAAACTTAGACCCCGCAACAGCAACTAATTTAATCGGTCAATTAGGATTATCACCAGAATTTATAAATATCTTAAAGCTTAGTAGAAAAGAATTTCAGGAATTAGGAAAAAACACTTTTTTAAATAAAAAGCAGCAAGATGACATTGATGATTTAGGAACTAGTTTAAAAATGCTTACCTTGCGGTTTAAAGCGTTAAAAGATCAAGCGGTTGCAAAAATAGCTCCAGAATTAAACGCCTTAATTAAAAACTTTTTTAAATGGTTAAAAGATAATGGCGATAAAGTAATAAATACTATATCATCCTTAGCTAATATTTTTAGCAGTTTTGTTTCTGCTATTGGTGGAGCTATTGGATTAATGACAAGTTTTATAGAAAAAACTTTAGGAGTTGAAAATGGTATAAAATCCATATCAATAGCAGTGGGATTGCTCACAGCTTCTTTTGCACCTTTTTTGACTGGTTTGTTGTTGTTTATAGCGTTGCTTGATGATATAAGAGTTTGGCAAACTGGCGGTGAAAGTTTGTTTGGTGAGTTTTATGAAACATTAAATAAAATTCCTAATTTAAAAGAAATATTAGGCGGTGCTGCTTTATTAGCTTTTTTAGCTAAATTTAACGGATTACTAAAAGTTTCTACAATTTCACTGGGGCTTTTCGGGCAAAAGATGAAATTATTAAAAGCAGTTGGATTATTAACAGCAGGAATTGGGGGCGGAAGCTTATTACAAATGGGAGAAGATAGCAAAATTAAAGATTATCTTTCAAGTATATTAGGAGGAGCGGGAGCGGGAGCGGCTATTGGCTCTCTAGTGCCTTTTATTGGTACAGCTATAGGAGCGGGAGCAGGAGCAGTTGGAGGCTTAGGAACGCAAATATTTAGAGATATAAGAGGCGGTTCATC